GGAGTTGCGTGTTATGATTAACTACTTGCCCTACTTTTATGTCAACTTTATATTTCAAAGAACGTTGGAATATAGAATGGAAAAATGAAAAAGAAAAGAATTTTTACAGACTTCGTTGTAATACAACAGAATTTAGAAAATTTGTAGAAATTATTAATCCATATATCCATCCTTCAATGAAATATAAAGTTGACATAAAAGTAGGGCAAGTAGTTAATCATAACACGCAACTCCAAACAGATAATGCTGTGGATGAAGATATAGTCCAACGTTGATGAACGGGAAAATCATTTACTGTTGCTGGAATATCAGCACAGATAATGACATTTGATGGTATTAAGAGATTTAATAAAGAAACTTATTTAAATCCTCCTACTGCTAAGGTTGTTATTGGTGCTGCTGTTACAGATAAGAGTTCTGAATTAATAACTAAGGTTGTTGACGGATTAGGGTTTTTATCTACTGAAAGTGATTTAGGTGTATGGGGGAGTCCAGAGGATGAGGAATATTTACCAAATCCTTTTGCTCGAAATTGGGAAGGAGATGTTAAGCCGGGCAATAAGAAACATCCTTATAGATATACTTATAAGGTTGAGACAAAGGCTGGTTGGAAAACTAGAGGTACTAGAACAGCATTGTTTCATATCAACTATTCTGATAAGAAACAGGATGGTGCTCAATCTGGGGCTGGTGGTCGTGTATCTATTTCTATATATGAGGAAGTTGGTTTAATGCCTAATTTTAAGGAAGCCTTATTTAGCAATGTTCCTACTGTTAGTAATGATGGTGAGCAGTATGGTGTACAGGTAGCATTAGGAACATCTGGTAATATAGACTTAGTTCAACAGTCTAAACAAGTATTTAATAATCCAGAAGATTATAACTTTTTGGAATTTGAGAATATTTGGGAAGATGATGAACATGCTAGGAATATTGGATTATTCTTACCTGCATATTTGGCTGACCAGACATTTAAAGATGAGAATGGCAATACTGATATTGAGGCTGCTTTAGAGCATTACTTTAATAGAAGAGTTGAAGAGGCTGCCAAGAAAGATCCTACTGCTATTTATAATGAGAAGATGAACTATCCATTAGTTCCTTCTGACATGTGGATTAGTAGTAAAGGTTCTTATTTTCCACAGATGGAGTTAATAGAAAGAGAGAGGGAATTATTAAAAGATCGTACATTTAGAACAATAGGTAAGCCTATTAAATTAACTTGGAGTGCTGAAGCCTTTAATGGTGTTAAGACAGAAGTCAATGAGGATGATGAACCTTTCTATGATTTTCCGTTTAATAGATCTATGGCTTCTATTAAGGGTTGTCCTTTAATATTTCATGAACCAGAGACTATTAGAGGTCAGATACCTAAAGATATGTATTTATTTACATTAGACCCTTATGTATCTGATAATATAGATGAGGGTGGTTCGGTAGGTGCTTTTTATGGATTCTTAAATCCTAAGTATTGGAAGGAAGGTATTAAACAGACAATGGTATGTTCCTATGTTGGTAAGCCTTCTGATGGTAAGGATAGATTCTATGAGAACTGTGAAAAGTTAATACAGTATTATGGTAATTGCCACAGATCATTTTGGTATGAAGCAAATAGAGGTGATTCTGTAAAGGGTTACTTCTTAAAGAAAGAGAAATTATATTTATTAGCATTAGAGCCTACTAGAGAAAAGGGATCTAATGTATATGCAAAGAAAGTTCAAAATTATGGTGTTCGAGTTAATTCAAGAACAGATAAGATTGAAATGATAGATGATACTAGTGAATGGTTATTAAGTCATTGTTATGATGGTAAAAGAGTTGTCGAGACAATTCCTGATATATTCTTTATCAGACAGGCAATGCAATTTAATTTAGAACCGGGATCAAACTTTGATGCTGTTTCTTCTGTAATCATATTCCCATTAGCATTAAAAGAGATTCAGCATATCGTTGAATCTGAAGTACAAAAAAAGAATAAACACAATCCTTTGGCTGGCATATCTATGAATGTAAATATGTTTAAGTCTAATAAATTTGATGAATTTAAAAGAAAATATGAACAGACAATCAACGCGTCTAGAGAATAACACTGATGAGATCAGTGGTGTATTAAAAGGTATTGAGAATGCCTCTAAAATTATTACTTCGACTATGGGTGGTACGGGTAAGAATGTATTGCTTTATGAAGAGGGTAACTTACACTTTACAAAAGATGGTGTATCAGTTGCCAAGAAAATTAAATTTACTAATAAGCAAGAAGATGCTGGAGCACAGTTAATGATTAATGCTGCCAACAATACAGTAAATCAGTGTGGTGATGGCACAACTTTAACCAGTTTAATGGTTAACGAGTTTGTTAGTAAATTATTTAAGGAGGTTAAGGACAATCCTGTTAATGATGTTCTTGATTATACTAAATTAAAGATTGCAGAAATTGCTGAAGAATTAAAAAGTAATTCTGTTAAAATTGAATCTTATGATGACATTTATAGAATTGCTTTAACATCTTGTAAGTCTGATACTTTAGCAAAACTTATTGAATCTGTTTATAGAAAGACAGGGTTCAATGCTTCTATTTCTGTAGAGATGTCAGAGAATCTAAATCAGACTTATGTAGAATTTACAGAAGGTTTGACATTTGACAACGGTTATATTAATAAAGGATTTGCTAATAAAGATAATGGTAATTGTTCATTTGAGAAACCAGAAGTTCAGATATTTGATGAAGAATTATCTGACACTGTAGCATTCACTGAAATTGCTGATTATTATAATGCTGAAGGTATTCCTTTGGTAATCCTTGCTCCAGACTATTCTGATGGTTTTATTAAATGGGCATTGACCAATAAGGTTTATCAAAATCTTAAGATTTGTTTATTGAAACTTCCGGGTTGGGGCATGTCTGTTGATGAGAATGTTAAGGATTTAAAAGCATTCTTAACAGACAATAAATGTAATAAAATTACTATTACTGATAGTAGTTTTACTATTTACAATAATCCTGAAAAAAGAAAGATTAGAAATAGGATTAAGCAATTGACTTCTAGAATGGAAGTAGAAACAGAAATGTTTAGAGTTGAAGATTTCCAGAAAAGAATTCATAAACTTCAACAAACTGCTGCTATCATTTATGTTGGTGGTACTACACGTAAGACTGCGGAGGAAGAGTATGATAGAATTGAGGATGCCGTAGGTGCTTGCAGATCTGCTTTAGTAATGGGATATGTTCCCGGTCAAGGTATTTCTTTAATTACATTAAAGACTGAATTAGAACCTTGGTTAAAAGAAATTATGGAATCACCTTATAATACTATTCTTAAGAATGCTCATTTAAAGGCTCCAGAACAGTTGATTCCTTATAATGTAAGGACTCGACAATATGATAATAACTTGGTTGATCCAACCTATGTTATCATTAAGGCATTAGAAAATAGTTTTGCATTAGCAGAACTTCTAATAAATACATCTTATACACTACATGATTAAAATTAAATTAAAGATTCCAGAATCCGAAAAGTTTGAGAGGGAAGGGGAATGGTTTAAAGAAATGATAAACCACTATATCCCCTTCCAACTTCCTTACCATGAGGATTATGAGGTTATGAGCAATTCTTATAAAGTTGTTAATAATGATCTGTCTGGATTTAGAGCAGAACTGCAACAATTCTGTAATCCTCTAGGAGTTAATACTGGAGAGATTGAAGAGCAGGTATTACCTTATCCTGAATTAAGAAATAAGGTAAACATTTTAAAAGGGGAGATGTTATCTAGAAAAGATACATTTCACATTATGCTTTTGTCATCTAAAGCAATTAAGGAAAAGGATGAACAATTACTAGAGGCTATTAAGGCTTCTGTTGATGAAAAGACTGCTATTGATATTTCTAAAATGGAAATGGAAATGCAGGGTATGTCACCAGAAGAGATTGAGAAATTTACACAGGAGTTAAGAACTAAGAATGAACCGGAGGATTTACTTACGACTAATTTTATGTCTGATACAGAGATATTCTATAATCAGAGTTTAAGATATTGTGAGTATAATCAGGATATTCCTGATAAGAAAAGTCAGACATTTGAAGATGCTGTTATTGTTGATAGATGTTTTATTTATTCTGGTTGGAAGTATGGTAAACCTCATTTGGAGATTAGAAATCCATTGACTACAGGATTCCATAAAAATCCTAATCAAAGATATGTACAAAATTCTGATTGGGTATGGCATACTAAAGCTATTACTGTAACAGAAGCTATTGAGACATATAATTTAACAGAGGATCAGATTAATGAGTTAGGGGTTTCTATTACTAAAGGATTAAGTCATAAGCATGATGTAATGGGTGGTACTGCTGAATCAGTATGGGATCATTCTATTAAGAATTTGCAGATGTCGTCTAATCATAACATTAGTAATGATAAGACCAAAGGTTTAAATCAAAGTCCTTTAAATGCTTTACGTGCTTATACTGATTTAGTCTGGGAAACTCACTTTGAGTTTAAAGCATTTAAACAATTAATCTTTTTAGGTTATAGAGATGAATATAATAAGCAGGTAATTATTCCTTTATCTTCTGATTATAAAATTCCTAAGAATGCTAAGAAAGAAAAGAAACTAAACAGGTTTGATGTTGAGACTGAATTTTATACTTGGTATGATAAAGCATTGGATACAGAATTTACTGCTGAAAGAATTTGGATACCTAGAAAGTATGAAATTGTAAGATTAGGTGGATCTGTATATCCTATCTTTAGAGAAGTACCTTATCAGTATACTAATGTTGAAGATCCGTTTTCGACATTTACTTTAAGTACTTTTGGTGCTATTTTTAATGCTAGAAACGCACATTCTGTATCTTTAATACAACATGCATTACAACCTTACTTTCAGTATTTATATGTTAAGCATATTCAAAATAGAGAGTTAAGTAAGTATCAAGGTGCTATTCAAGATATAGATGTTGAGCAAATTCCAGATCAATTAGGACAAGATTTATATGGTAATGAGATTAGAGACAAAGTTGCTACATGGTTAACTACTTTGAAGAAAACTAATAAGAACTTCTATGCTGGTAGTCAAACTACTTTAGGTGGTTTACCACCTTCTACTAGAAGTCCAGGTTCTTCTAGTCATATGATTGGTACTGCTATTGAGTTAATGAATCTTCAACAACTCTTAGAGTTGATTAAAAGGGAAATTAGTATGGCGATGGGTATTAGTCCTCAAAGGGAATCTAATTTCCAATCTGGATCTAATGTTTCTGATAACCAACAGGCTATTACACAGTCTTATGCTATTACTGAACCATATTTCTTTACTCACAGTCAAATATGGAAATATGCTATTAATGATTGGTTGATTAACTTTAGAACATTCTGTCAGACTCAATTTGAAGTACATAATCTTAAGGATTTATCATTTCATTATTGGTTACCTGATAATACACAACAGATTCTTAAGGTTACTCCTAATCATTTAACTCATGCTGATATTGGTCTATTGTTAACGAATAGTACTGTTAATCAGAAATATGCTGATTATATGATGCAACAAGTTCAAGCTTTTGCACAGAATGGTGGTGAAGGAGTTGAAGCAATTAGTCAGATTCTTATGGATATAGTTCATAATGTTAGTCCAGCAGAAATACACAAACGTATTATGGTTCAAGAATCTAAAATCCACGAGCGTCAAATGGAAATACAAAAATCTCAACAGGAGGCTCAAGCACAAATGCAGCAAAAAGAATTAGAAAACAGAGAAGATATTCAAAAGTTTCAGATTGATCTTGCTGTTACCAAAGCAATCGAGGATAGAATTACGAAGCTTCAAGTTGCAGCAATTAATGCTTCTGGTTTTTCTGAAGAAAAGGATATGGATAATGATGGTACTCCAGACATTATTGAGATAATGGATCACGGTCTTAAAGAACAGAAATTAGCCTTAGAAATTAAGAAACAAGCTGATGATGTGAGACTTAAAGAAGAAAAATTAGTAATTGATAGAAAAAAGGCTAATAAGCCCACATCTAGCAAATAAATCAATTTGATAATTTGGTAATAGATGTTTGTTTTTCTTTGATGATTTGAAATGAAAGACACTCGATGCTAAATTATATATATAACTTTGCAACATGATAAAATTAGAAAACTTCTCATTTAATCTGGATGATGATCCAGAAATCCCCGTTCCAGAAGATACTACGGAACAAGACTCCCAAGATACTACAGAGGAGGAAGAACAAGATCTAATTGAAGAACAAGATAATCAAGATATTCCAGAAACAACAGAAGAAACTCAAGAGGATGGTAAAGATCCTTTAGCACAAGCTACATTCGATAAGTATGTGGCTTTAGGTGTTCTTGAGCCTGATGAAGAATTCGATGGTACTTTTGACTATATTGAGTCAAGATTAGATGATGCTCCTGTAAAATTGCTTAATCAAGCAATTCAAGAATTACCAGAACAAAGCCATGCTGTACTACAGTTTATTACTGCTGCCGGTGCGAATATTACAAAAGATGAAATTATTAAGTTTGTTGAAACATGGAAAGAAGAAGATAGAACTTCTTTTGAAATGGAAGATGAGGCTAGAACTTATTTAGCGGACAAACTTAAAACTCAAGGTTTAAGAGATAAAGCTATACAAGCTCAGCTTGATGATCTTGAGGATGAGGGTGAATTGTTAAACGAGGCTAATAAACTTTTAGCTGAAGAAAACACTAAGACCCAAAAATTAATTGATTCTAAGAAAGCACAAACAGAAAGTAATAAGCAAGCAGAAAGGCAGTGGTATTCTGCCATTCAGGAAGAACTCAAAACTCTTAATTATACTAAAAGAAAGAATGATGAGATTCAAAAGACAATGGCTAATGCCAACAAAGTATTACAAGATGTTTATACTAGTCCTAAAGCAGTAATTCAGTTAATGGATTTACTTACTAAATTTAATGGTAAGGAATTTGATTTATCTGATTTTGAGAAACAAGGAACTACTAAAGCAGTAAGTGGTATTCGTGAGGCTATGGCTAAGTCAGCACAAAATTCAGCAGGAACTAAAACAGCAAGTACACAGAGCGAATATGTAAAACAAAAAGATCGCTATGTATTTGGAGTAGATTAAAACACTCTATAAAGAGAATTATTATATAAAATGACTAGAAACTCAGCACTCGTAACACACGACAGAAAAGCATGGGGCGGATCATATTTTGATTCGTTGACTCACGCTACAATGTTCCGTAGTTACAAACCTTACGATTTTGGAGTAATGACCGCAAGGTTGTTCTCTTCGGAAATTGGCTCCGACCTTATTAATAAGAAATTTACTTATTACACAATTGCCAATAAAAATGTTTATGTTCTTCCCGGAGGTACTGATGATTATACATGGTATGCAATGGGTGACACGGATGTAGAATTCCGCATCACTGAACTTTTAGTTGATCCTGCTTCTCAGCCCGGTAAAGGTGGTTTGCAATTTAGAATTGCATTAGACCGTGATTGGTTGCATGAGCCAGCAGTTATTAAACTTGCTTCTAGCAATGCTCCTTTGTTAAGAGTAATTGGTCAGCCTACTATGCGTTCGGCTAACTCTTATGAGTATTTGGTAGAAATGCAAGATGGTGACGTTAACTCGTTTATTCCTGTAAGTTTACTTCAACCCGGTATGACGGCAGTACGTGTTACTTCGTTTACTTCGGATGAATTGAATCAAAAGTATGCACCAGATCAATATGGTGAAATGTACAAACTTCAGAACTGGGTTGCCAACTATGGTAACAAAGCTGAATTTACGGACAAATTCATTCGTACTGAAATTGCTGCTAGAAAAGAAGGTAGAGGTTTACCTGAAACTGCTAGTTACAATGTTGGTGGTAAGTCTATGAAAGGTGCTGCTATTTCTAGCGGTTATATTTATCAAGCAAGAGGTACTGATAAAGTAACAGGCAAACGTATTGAAGTTGGTACTTTCATTACGAACATTGAAGCACGTTTGGAAGAACGTACTATGATGGACAGAGAGTATGCAATGGAATGGGGTCGTCTCCAAAAAACTGTTGATCCTGATACCGGTCGCACTATCAAGATACCAGCTGGGTGGCGTCAGCTCGTGAGAGATTTTTGTGTAACTAATTGATATTCAGATAGTTATGACAGAAAGAGTATTAATTTACCTTCATAAGAAAGGTTGCACATCAAGACAAATTGCTGAAAAATATAAAGTAAGCAAAACTACTGTGCTAAATTGGGCAAAAAAGTATAATATTAGTTTTGTTAATACTTTTGATAATCCAAATACAATTTCACCAGTAATAGTTAAAAAGTTATATAGAAGGGGTTTTTCAATGAGAGAAATTGCAAAACTTTTAAAAACTAATACTGGCGTTATATCATCTATTAAAACACGATATAAACTAATATCGGTTTATAAAGTAAAAAAGTTTAAAGAATTAAATCATTTAAATAATGAAACATCTTTATTAATAGGGTGTTTGTTAGGAGATGGTTCTATATCAAAAGAAGGAAGGTTTGTTTGTTCCCATAGTATGAAACAAAGAGACTACTGTAAATGGAAAGCAGATCAATTAGAATCTTATAATATAAGATTTATTGATAATCAATCTAGATTTGATAATAGAACTCAAAAAACATACCATTTGTGTACTTTTTATTCGAGAGGTCAAAATGAATATTTAAAGCAAATAAGAAATTTGTTTTATACTCCAACAAAACAATTAACTAAAGATAATTTAAAATATTATAATGCTTTATCTCTTGCTATTCATTATATGGATGATGGAACTAAAACAAATAGTTCTTACAGAATAGCAACAAACTCTTTTACATCAGAATCATTAAAAGTTTTTATAGAACAGTGTTTTAAATGCACTAAGATAAAATTTGTGATTCATTCTGATAATAAACTATATTTACCTGTTGTGTTTAAAGATAGATTTGAAGAAATAATTAGACCCTATTTACACAAAACAATGATGTATAAATTACATTAATGTCGGTCTCTTAATTCCGTTAATTGCTGGAACTGCTTTAGAGCCTTACTTACTAACCATGAATAGTGATATATCATGGGGCGAACTTAAAAACTTCGAGATAGTAAAAAGAGTAAGGATTAGCAAATCAGCAGCCAAGTAACTTGGGAACAAGTTAAAGGTTCACAGACTAGAATATACCATCCAGAACGGATGATGAAATTCCACGAATGCGGAACACTATAATAATAGTGAAGATATAGTCGGGACTTTACTGAGAGGTAAAGAATAAAGAATTAAATATTCTTTAGATAACAAAATGGGACATTTTATGGAGCATAACGGGAATCTCTCGTTAAGTGACATACAAGAATTTTTAAACAACATCTTTATTACCCGTAAAGGTTTCAAAGATCGTGAAATTAAGATTGCTACTGGTGAAGGTGGAATTGACTTCTTGAGCCGTTTGATCTTCAAAGAATTTAGTACTATCGTAACTATTGATACGTTGCTTGCTAGCAAACGTTCTGATCCAATGGGTGTTCATGAAAATGAATTGGAATATGGTGGTCAATTTACCAAGTTCAAAGGTAACAACGGTACTACTATTACTCTTGTTTATGATCCAATGAAAGACAATCGTCAATTGTTCCCTGAATTGGCTCCCGGTACTAACCGTACTTTGGAATCCTTTGCAATGGACATCTTTGACTTTGGTGTTACGGATCAGACTCCCGGTAATGCTGGGATGAAAAACAACATTTGCATGGTTATGCAGGATGGTGTTGAAGAATTTTATACTGTATCGAATGTATACAACTTTGAAACTGGTGCAGAAATCTCCGGTGGAAATGTGTATGGTAATGGCAAAGAACTTGGTATTTATCGTGCAATGTCTGGTAGCATAAACGTGTGGGACACTAGTCGCATTGGGAGAATTGAACTCAACCCTGCTGCTTAATTAAAAATTTAATCTTAAGAGTAAGGATAGAGTTAGTTCTGTCCTTACTCTTTTTTATTTAGAAATAAAAAGTTTACATGAAAAGTACAACTATACTATATGTGAGTCCTGTGGAAAGGGTTCCAAGTCAAGGTAGAGATAGACAAATCTATTCGTTTATTGATCCTAAAACAAATCAACTGGTTCAGACTAAAGCCATGAGAAAAACTCGTGAAACTGGTACTGAAGCTGTTTATGCTTTCCAACCTTCTTATTCTCAGAATAGGTATTTAACTGGTTTGGATGAGCGTATTAAAAATCCGTTTCAAGAAGCATCTGTAGATGATCTATTAAATCAATACAACCTTCCTGTTGAATGGAGAAAAGAATTAGAAAAAATTGTTACATATTCCGAGATTAGCAAACAGTCTTATTATGAGATTTTGCATAATCAAGTTCCGGGATTTTATACATCTGCTTTTAATCCTCTAAACTCTATCTTCAAAGCTTCTGGTAAAACTAAAGAAGAAATTAAAGATACCACGTTT